TCTAAATCACCGATGCTTATACATTTAAAAGTAACTTCTTAAGGGATAAAATTCTTCGACGAGTCTGTTACTACCTGGACTATAAACAAGATCTTACAATGACTAAGTTGGAAGGAGGAGAGGTTCGGAATGATGTGTGGAGTAATTCAATAAAATGGCACTTAAATTGGTCATTGAAAGATGGGAAGGTAGCTAAAGGCAGAGAAACTCGGGCCCTCTCTTTTCCATTCGCAAAGTTCTACGAATTCCTTGAGTCCAGTCCTCCTTTACCCAATCCTTCATGTTGGATGTTTTATCGTCGAATACGTAAGAATTTTGTTCACTTATTAACATTGTTGAAGCGGTATTCTAAGTTTAGTTTGAAGACCTCATTCGTCCAAATTGACTTTCAACCTTGGTTAAAAACTAGATTACATGCTTTTTCTTTGCCAACAGTTGAGCATCATTTAAGACGTATCATCGAAAAGGCTTATCCTATATTTAGAGGTAAGTTTCCAACTAAACAGCAGGTAACAAGAGATGACGTTCTGAAGGCAGACTTATTGACCTTAAAGGATCATTGTTTTCCTAAAGATTCACTTATCTCTTGGGATGATTTAGATGTTGGTCTGTATTGGAATGCAGTCTTGTCTGTTGTGTCAAATCTATTACGAATGAATACTTCGTTTGAGAAGTTTTATAATGTACACTCTGCTTCTAGGACTTTTCATGATTTACCTTCGAATACTTCTTCTGGGTATCCATTGTTTATGCCTAAAGGTAGAGATGAGGCAAGAGAAGATGCTCAGCAGTTTTCCGACAGTGTTTGGGAAGCCAAGAGTTTTCGTCAAATGCTTTCATTAGTTATGACGCAACCTGTTGTTATATTTCATAGATTTACTACTAAGTTAACAGATATGAAGGCTTGGGGTTGGGATATTGCCGTCAAGATTAGACAGGTGTTTGGTGTTAGTTTTAGGATAATGACTTTGGAAGCTCAAATCTTCGATCGTTTACTCACGTGGGTGATGAAAGAAGGCGTTTGGCATTCAATTGGCTTAACTAGACCTAGGATCAACTCCAATGTCATCAAATTGAGATGGAAGGCCAGATACACTAAAAGAATAGTTGTGTGTGGTGACATTAAAGGCATGGACAAAAATCTGTGTTCTTTCCTTATCCTGACTTTCTTTGCAGTTATGTTGACGTTTTTACCTTTGACACCAATAGCATTACAAGTGCTATCATGTCTAGCTCTGTATCACGTTGTTACTCCGGTTTTACATGCTTCTGGCCTACACATAACCTGTGGAGGTAATATTACCGGGTCTAAAATAACTGCATTGATGAACACTTTCTGTTTATCTGTTGTTGTGAATTACTTCTATTTCGTTTTATATGGAAGGAATCCTTCTGAAGATGAGTATAATGTGTTAGGAGACGACTTTATCGTTGTAATTAAGGAAGAGGATGTTGAAAGACTTTATCAGGTTTTTCACCTTTTTCATTTTCACCTTAATAAGGGTAAAACTAAGATAGTGCGTGATACTTTGCATGATTCAATAGATTACCTTGGTTTTGGTTGGACTTGGAGGGGTTTTCCTGATGCTCCCGATAAATGGTGGATGTCACGATGTATTTAT